CAATAGCTAAAGCAATAGGTTTTCCAAGAAATCCATCTGATGGAGATCAGTATACATTCAATGGTAAAAAATGGAGATATAATGTCAATGTTCCTGGCTGGGAAGCTCTTCAGATAACTGATGTAACTTCAATAAAAAAAGATACTTCATCTAACCAAGTCATATTTGGAAACAACGACACGAATGGAAGCACTTCTTTTAACTTAGGAAGTAACATTACCATGGACTCTTCCTCTAAAACTATTTCAGTAGTAGGAGGCGTAAGTAGTGGTTTAGATGCAGACTTAGTTCGTGGAATTAATGGTTCTCTTGTAAACAGCAATATAAAGACAGGAATACTTTATGGTGGTGTTCTTTCAGTAAACTCTTCTGACAATAGTAGGTTTGATATTTCTGCAGGCTCTGGAGTAATAATATCATATACAAATGGAGGCGCTTCTGGATCTTCTGCGCCTTCGGTCTCAGCTCAGATAGTAACTTGGTCAGCTCAGACTTCTGTTGCCGTATCTGGCATATCTTCTGCAGATACTACTTGGATATATGTTAATTCAAGCGGAGGCATTGGACAGCAGACTGGTGTATTCACTTCAGAAAACTATCAAGAATACATCATAATAGGAGCTCTTGTACATCCAAACAGATCAAGCATTTCTTTCATATCAAGTCTGTCAAATGTTTCTTATGGAACTTTACATCAATACGATGAGTTCATAAGAAGTTTGGGTCCAGCAAAAATATCAGGTCATAGAATTTCTGCTAATGGTTCTAATATGAAGATTAACAGAAGTTCAGGAACCTCTTATCTGATGGGATCTAACTATGCATTGGATTCAAATCATCCAAATTTCGTTTCTGATGCTGGAAAGACAGATGCTGCAATTCATAGATATTACTCAGATGGAGCTGGAAATTTCACAATATCGATATCTTCTTCTATAGATGGTTCAAAGTACGACAACGGTTCTGGAACTCTTCAAAATGTTAGTTCTAGTAATTGGTCCATACAGAGATTATTTTACTATCCAGGCAATGAAGATGTTGTAATATCATATTATGGAACTGTCACATACAGCTCATTGTCTGAGGCAACTTCTGCAATATCTACTGAGACTTTCAGTGAATCACCGAATACCAAAGATCAAACGATATTCTGTGGATGGCTTATAGTGAGAGGAGGAGCCACTCAGTTAAACAATACCTCTGATGCAAAGTTCGTTCAGGCAAGTGTTTTCAGAGAGATAATATCTGGGTCGGGCGGCGGTGGTGGATCTATCTCTTATATATCAGAGCTTCTTGACGTAGAAACATCCGCGCCTTCCGTGGGACAGGCTTTGATATGGGATGGATCCAACTGGGTAAATCAAAAGGCAATCACATACATATCAGAGCTTGATGATGTTCAGACATCTTCTCCTTCTGTTGGTCAGTTCCTTGTATGGGATGGGTCTAACTGGGTCAACCAGTCTCTTACTGGAAGAATATCATATATTGCTTCTCCATCCGCTCCCAGTACTGCTCTATATAATGCAGGAGATAGATGGTACAATACATCGACTGGTATAGAATATACTCTAATAAATGATGGAGATGATCTTTATTGGGTTAACATATACATAAGTCCAAATGAAGACTACATCATGAGTGAGCTTACTACTTTCATGAAATTTGTAAGCTCTTCTTCAGCTCCAAGCACTAACTCTTACAAAAATGGAGACAAATGGTTTAATAGTGAGACGGGAACAGAATTCACTTTAATAGATGATGGTGATAGCAAGCAATGGGTAAACCTAAACACCAATTTCATATCTCACGTCCATCCAATATCTGAAATAACTGGATTGCAATCCGAACTAGATTCCAAGGTAGAATTCTATTATCAATCATCTCCTCCATCTTCTCCCAATGTTGGAGATAGGTGGATGGACGATTCAACGGGCGAGGAATATATATATGTTTACGATGGAACTTCATATCAATGGATGCAGCCTACTGCTGGTTCTATTGTAGGAGTGATATCATTCAACACCACTCATGTTACCAGTTCTTCTTATTCAGCTAATTCAAGTGATTGCTACATAGGAGTGAATTATGCAGGATTGGTTACAGTTACTTTGCCATCAAGTCCATCTAGTGGAAAATTAATAATAATAAAAGATGAATCTGGCAATGCAGGTTCTTCAAATAGATACATAACAATAGTCCCTGCAAGTGTATCTGATTATATTGATAACGATTCGTCTGCTATAATAAATATTAACAATGGAGGAGTCCAGCTGATATATAGAAATGGCTGGAGAATTGTATGAGTTATTTATTCAGTGACAAGGTTGGATTTAGAGATGATGCGATAGATGCTTTTGGAAGGCTTAAGGTCAGCCAGCCATTTACCTTGTTTGATTCTCAGCATAGATACCAGGAAAATGACAAGTGGGACACCAGTACAAGTACTGGTGGAAGTATAACATTCAGAACGAATGAGAGCGCCGTAGACATTAATGTGACAACGACATCTGGATCAAAAGTAACAAGAGAGACAAAAAGAGTATTTGCATATCAGCCTGGAAAATCACTGTTGATACTTAGTACATTCGTATTTGCTTCAAAAAAGACAAATTTAAGGCAGAGGATAGGCTATTTTGGAACTCAAAACGGCATATATCTAGAACAAAACAACAACGATGTATATTTAGTTCTAAGAACTTATGTTGGAGGATCCGTAGATGATTCTACATATAGAGTGGCGCAGTCATCATGGAATGGAGATAGATTCAATGGAACGGGTCCGAGTGGAAGAACAATTGACTTCACTAAAGCCAATATAATGTGGATGGATGTTGAGTGGCTTGGTGTTGGAGATGTTCGAGTGGGATTTATTGTTGATGGAAGACCTGTGATTGCCCATACATTCCATAATGATAATCTTAGAACAACAACATATATGACAACCGCATCTCTCCCATTAAGGATGGAAATAGAGAATACTGGAACTACAGACTCGGTTTCTACTGCTAAGCAAATATGCAACAGTGTTATGTCAGAGGCTGGGTACGAAGGTTTTAGCAAAAGGTATAATGTTACAAAGAATGGATCTGCAGGAACCACCCTAACTACCGCTGGCACTCAATATCCCATGGTGGGAATTAGATTGAATTCAAGCAGGCTCGATTCGGTAATAGTTCCTTCTAATATTAGTGCTGTTCTGGAAGAGACTGTAAGTAATAAGCCTGATACTATTCTTTACAGGATATTGCTTAATCCAACCGTAACTGGTGGAAGCTGGATTAATCATTATAACGGTAATGTAGACTACAACATCACCGCAACATCGGTTTCTGGAGGAACAGATATAATCGGAGGATACATAAGTAGTAGCGGTAGTCTAACTGTATCAAATATAAATGATTTTAATTTCCAGTTGGGAAGAACTCAGGCAGGGGTAAGCGATATATTCATGGTCACATTCACTCCCATAAATTCAGGTGCTATTGTATATTGTGATCTTTCATGGTTTGAGATAATATAGAGTAAAAAATGCCATTGAATTTTCCATCATCTCCTTCTATAAATGAAGTGTATTCCAGCAATGGTTATTATTGGATATGGAATGGTGTTGCATGGAAATCTTATTTTTTTTCTTCTGGATCTTCTAGCAGTGCAAGTAGTTCTTCCAGTTCAATTATTTCATCTAGTTCAAGCAGTTCTTCATTTTCTCAATCTGAATCTTTATCCCAAGCGAGGCAATGGTTTTTATCATGAGAAGGAGACGATCAAACTCAGGATATTCTTTCAATGTAGATCAAAGAAGGACTCAGGCTGGAACAATGCCTTCTCACAAGCATTTTATTGAAAGAAATCTCGGAATGTACAATGTCAATCTTTGGACTCCATCTTCTTTGACTACTTCTTTGTGGCTGGATGCAAATGACCTTTCCACTTTGACATATAATGGATCTTTTTTGGTTTCTCAATGGAATGACAAAAGCGGCAATGGCAGGAATGCAAAAACAAGCGGAGTATCTAGGCCGCTTTTGTCCATATCTGGGTTTAACAGCAATAATATGATAACATTTGATGGAGTTGAAGACTATATGGACTTATCATCAACCTCTTTGTTTTCTAGTGGAAACTCTAATATAACTATAATAGCAGCATATAGAGCAAAGGTTGAATATGGACTTTATGGAACATTGATTGCAAATTATCCATCTGGAAATTGCCAATATTTGTTTGGAGGTCAACTAGGTTACATGACAACGTGGGGTATCTTTAATGACTCAGACTTGTATTTAGATGATGACGATTACAGGCAAAATATAAATATTATTACAGTTTCAGTTAGAAGAAACGGAAGCTTTACAGGATTTAAATATGGTGTTCAAAAAAATACTATAGGCAACATAGCGAGTGTTTATGCTGGTCCAGCTACATCTTCTGGATGGAAAATAGGAGCCAATTACTCAAACTCACAAAAAGGCAATATGGATCTTTACGAAATTATATGTATGAATAGTGCGATATCTGATTCTGACAGGGAAAAGGTTGAAGGCTACTTGGCGCACAAATGGAGACTTGCTGCCAATCTTCCAGATAATCATAAATATAAAAATTCAGCTCCGTAAGGACTAGCTCAACATACATAGTAAATAATATTCATGGCCGAATCATATAAAAACTTTGGAACAGCATTAACTACTGTCAATGAGACAACTATTTACGCTGGCATAAATCCAGGTACAGCTATAGTAAATGGTATACATATTGCAAATGTAGACGCATCCAGTAGTTCTGCTATAACCTTAAAATTAGTAAAGGGTGGCAACTCTTACCATATATGCAAGTCTGTTTTGGTTCCTATACAGTCTTCATATCAAGCATTGGATACGCCTCTTCCTCTTGAAGCAGGTAATTACATTACTGCGACAGCTGCAAATGCAAATAGGCTAGAGGTAATAGTTTCTGTTCTTGAGATAACGTGAGAAAAAATGGCATTACAAGAAATAATACAGCACAGCACTGGCGCTTATTCTCAGTATTGGAGAATTACAGAGATATCTGTAAATGTAATATCTAAAGATGGCTACATTAAATTGTCTGGATATGTATCAGATCAGGCTAGGCTTCAGGGCATGATTCCATTAGACTATAGAATAATAGGGATAGGAAGTTCTGCTTACGATCAATGGTTCTCTCCTGAAGTAGTTGATCCTCAAAACACAAATCACATAAAGAATGGATATCTTTTCATAAAAGACTCAGTTGCTGAATTTAGTAATGCAATTGATGTATAAATGAAGGGTTTTTTACAATTAATTAATTATAATAAAATATGCCTTTGATTAATTTTCCTTCATCTCCTTACTCAGGACAAACATATACCTTCAACGGTCGTACTTGGGAGTGGAATGGCTACGCATGGGATGTCTCCACTGCTACTTCTGGTGGAGGAGGTGGTGGTGCTGCCATTCAGTTTCTTACAGAACTTCAGGATGTTGAGCTTGTAGACCCTTATGTCGGTCAAGCTCTCGTTTACAATGGAGTATATTGGGAGAATGACTATGTGGTTAACTCTGTCAACAACAATACTGGAGATATAGTAGCTCTTTCTGATATACCCACTCCAATATCTGGTGTAGTATTTGATGCAAATTTAGGAACTATATCCAATCTTACATATATACAAGGAAATGACGGATCCACATCTACTCTTACAGTTGTAGGAAATCTGGTGGTGACTGGAAGCATATATGCTACAAGTCCAGGAGAAATCATTGAAGGCAATACAGTAGATACTGACTTGGAAGACATTGATGGAGGAACATATTCTTAAAATAAAGAATATTAATTATAGCGATCAGTACATAAAAAAAAATGGAGTAAAATATGGCAGCTAATCCTACTATTCAACTTAAGAGAAAAACGACTTCAGGTGCACCAGCTACCTTATCTATAGGCGAGCCAGCAGTCAATACAG